GTTTGCCATGATGTCTGCCTACGGGCACAACGCAAATGAGTCCTACGTCACGTTGCTGGGCAACTGGGGAATGTTAATCATGGGCGCTTACTTTGGTGGGCGCACGGTTGAAAAACTTGCAGATATGAGGAGCAAAAAATGAGCTTAAGCACCGAACAAGCCGCATTCTTGCTGGACTTTTGCAAACTGGTTCAATATGCCACAGAGCAGGGCTTTGTTGTGACCGCTGGGGAAGTTGCCCGCACCCCCGAACAGCAAGCCATTTACTTCAAAACAGGCCGCTCAAAGACCATGAATTCCATTCACCTGAAACGGTGCGCTGGAGACTTGAACTTCTTCAGGGATGGGAAGATAATATGGGACAAGAGCATCCTCGCGCCGCTGGGTGCTTATTGGGAAACTTTGAACCCCAAAAATCGCTGGGGAGGCAATTTCAAATCGCTTGTCGATTGTCCCCATTTTGAGCGTAATGTTGGTTAAAAAGGAGCCTCAGGATGGCAACCGCCGTAGCCCAAACATATGACAACCTAGTCACTAGCGTTGAGGCGTATCTAGAGCGCACTGACGCCGTCACTATTGCCTACATCCCCACCTTTATCATGCTGGCTGAGCAGGTGCTTGCCGCTGACATGAAGTTTTTGGGGAACATAAACGTAGGTACATTTTCGCTAGTTACATCTCAATCAATTGTTCCAAAACCTGCGCGTTGGCACAAAACGGTGTCAATGACGATGATTGTCAATGGTGAGCGCACCCCCTTGTTTTTGCGCAAGTACGAGTATTTGCGGGGGTATTGGCCAAGCACCACAACTACTGATCAGCCAAAGTTTTACGGTGACTACGATTACACCCATTGGCTGATAGCCCCCACACCTGACGCCGCTTACAGCGTTGAGACCGTGTACTACGAGCGCGTTCAGCCCTTGGACACAAACAACCAAACCAACTGGTTCACACAATATGCGCCGCAAGCCATGCTGTATGGAACTCTTTTGCAAGCAATGCCTTTCCTCAAGAACGACGAGCGTTTACAAATGTGGCAAGCACAGTACACGCAAATCATCAGCACCTTGAAGGAAGAAGATAAGCGACGGCTTGCTGACCGTCAAGCCATAGCGATTGACTCATAATGACCTCATACATAAGCCCATTTACAGGCGACGTTATTGTCCCAACTGACGTCAGCTATGTTTCGTACACGCTGGCCTCTACCCTGCAACTTGTTTGGCCAGCGAATGGTTCAGACAGCAATGATGTTTGTGCGCGGATCATGGACATTCAGGCGGCAAGTTCGGTTCCGCAATTGAAGTTCCCACCTGCTGATCAAGCGTCGGTTGGCACTGATGCCTTGATACGAAATGTTGGTGCTTTCACGATAACGGTGACCGATTACAACGGCAACACAATTGCAACGGTGACGGCAGGAACTGCCCGATACATTTACCTGACAAACAATTCCACCTCCAGTGGTATTTGGGGCATCTTTACCTTTGGTACTGGCACCTCCTCCGCTGATGCCGCTACGCTTGCGGGCTATGGCTTGTTGGCCAGTGGTTTGACTCTGAACCAAAGCCACCCCGTAACCACCCTTACCGCCAACTACACCTTTCAGGCATCAGACCGCGCTCAAGCGCTGGCTTGGCCAACCTCGGGTGGCGCAACCAATGCCTACCTGCCCTTGGCGTCCACCCTCAGCAACAACTGGTTTACGTTACTGAAAAACAATGGCACGGGCACATTGCTGTTAAACACTACAAGCAGTGAGTTGTTGGATGGGACTGCGTCGGCGAAGACTTTTCAGCCCGGCGACTCGGCGTTCATCATCTGCACTGGCACCTCCTACATCACCATAGGCTACGGCGTAAGCACAGAATTTTCCTTTACCGCGCTCACCAAGGTGGTCACCACTGGCACATACACCCTAACGGCGTCAGAGGCCTCCAACACCATCCAAAAATACACTGGCGCTCTTACAGCTAACGTTACGGTTTATTTTCCACCTGTGGTCAACCTGTACATCATCAGCAACCAAACCACTGGCGCTTTTACGTTAACGATTGGAACCACAATTGGAACCACTGTCACGGTGCCAACAAACACTCAGGCAACTGTAATTTGTGATGGCACCAACTTCTTAAACGCCAACACGACCACTGTGAGCAGTACAGTCATTGCAATGGTCGATGGAACGGTGACAAACCCTGCGGTGTACTTTGCTTCAGAGCCAACTACTGGTATTTATCGACCTGCGGCGGGCCAGTTTGGTATTGCCATTCTAGGTGTGTTAGTGTCAAACACAAGGGCGACTGGCCTTGAAATTACGGGGACAGGAACCTTTTCGGGTGGTGTGTCAGGGGGCGCTTTTTAATGACCGATAAGGTTTTAGCCCTCGACACGAAGCCGGGCATCCAGCGCGATGGAACCATGGTCGATGCAGAATGCTACACAGACGGCGAATGGGTGCGCTTTCAGCGCGGGCGTCCTCGAAAAATGGCGGGTTACGTTCAGATCACCAACGACTGGGCGGGCCCCTCAAGGGGTCTTTTTATTGACCCACGCAACGGCTTTAACGTCATTTACAACGGCTACTCGGATGGCGTACAAACCCTAACGGTTGACCAAAACGGAATTGGCGCGGGTATTGTGGACTTTACGTTGTCCGACTTTACGGCAAACTCAAACAACTTGTGGCAGTTTGATGCGGTGTTTGATGCGTCAGGGACTGGGGTGGCGAACCTGATTGCGCACCCGGGGCAGAACCTCACCGCAATCGACAGCACCACCAACACCCCCGTTTTGTTTGGCCCAGTGACAGGAACAACTTTGTCTCAAGTTGGTGTTTTTACGCTGTCAGCCACCACCGTTAACACATCCACCACCATAACCGTTGCCTCTACGTTGCTAATTGGTGCTGGGCAAACCATTACAGGCACAAACATTCCTGCCAGCACAACGGTGGTATCGGTCACAAACGCAACCACATTTGTCATATCAAACGCGGCAACGGGCTCAGGAACCGTAACCATCACGATCAACAACAACGTGTCGGTTTCAGGCGGCGCAGTCATGCTGTTTCCATACCTATTTACGTATGGAAATTTTGGTTTAATACGCAACTCAGGCGCAGGAAGTTTGTACGATTTTGTATCAGCAACGTCAAACTCAACCAACGTGACGTCCACAAAAGTTGTCAAAGGACTACCTGTTCGCGGCGGCTCCAACGCGCCATCAGGCTTGTTTTGGTCTCTTGATTCGCTGATCCGAGTAAGTTTTACGCCAACCACAATTACAACTGGCGTAACCTCAAGCACCTTTTTTTGGCGCTACGACATCATTTCAAGCCAAACCTCAATCATGTCTTCGCAGGGTGTGATTGAGTATGACGGCATCTATTACTGGTGCGGAATTGACCGATTCTTGCTGTACGGTGGTACGGTTCAAGAGATCCCAAACACCTTTAATCAAAACTACTTTTTTGATAACGTAAATTACAACCAGCGCCAAAAGGTGTTTGCCATGAAGGTGCCTCGCTATGGCGAAATTTGGTGGTACTACCCAAAGGGTCAGGCCACCGAATGCACCGATGCGGTGATTTACAACGTGCGAGAAAAGTGCTGGTATGACGCTGGCGAAGCACTTGGCTCCCAACGCTGTTCGGGCTACTTCTCGCAAGTTTTTCACTACCCAGTGCTGGCTGGCTATAAAACTAACGCCAGCGGCGGCGTTAATGCGGTCACCCTTACCAACGGCGGCTCCTTGTACACCAATGGTACTTACCAGTTTTACGCTCTTACTGGTGGCACTGGTACAGGTGCAACAGCCACAATCACCGTTGCTGGCGGCATTGTCACAACGGTTGTAATAAATAACCGAGGACAAAATTACACAATAGGCGACGTGCTGTCCTCTGTTCTACCCGTGGGATCAGGCTTCTTGTTGACGGTTGGAACGCTGATGACCTTTAATTCGCTATGGCAACATGAAATTGGCGTGGACTTGGTGGCTGGAACGAGCGTTGACGCCATCCTGAGCATGTTTGAGACCAATGACGTTGGTTGGGTCAGCGGAGGCCCGTCAGAGCCATCCTTGCAGGGCGTAAACCGTTGGTTGCGTCTTGAGCGTGTAGAGCCTGACTTTGTTCAGACTGGGCAAATGGAGCTATACATTACTGGGCGACCCTATGCGCAATCGGCTGACAAAATATCCGACGCGTTTGTGTTTACACCAACCACTGGAAAAATTGACATGAAAGAACAACGACGCGAGATGCGATTGCGTTTTGTATCAAACATTGCTGGTGGTGATTACCAACTCGGCAAGGTGCTGTTGAGTGGCGCTATAGGAGACGTTCGTGGCTACGAGTAATCCAGTTGGACTGGTTTACGACCCAAGGTACCACACGTTCAACTCGTGGGCCTCGCTGATGTGCGAACTGTACGCCGCCCAACAACTCTCGATACCTACAGATTCAACAGACTGGCACCAGTGGGGCAATGGTCTTTTGGCAATTGATGTATTCACCAACGAGGCTGTTCCAACCACCGACAACTATGACAACTGGGAGGAGTGGGCAACGGCATTGATGGGGGCGGTTAATCCGAGGCCACAATGAAAGAAGCAACATTACAAGAGATTATTAAAGGCGCTCCCATCACCAAAAATTTTGGTGAGCATTGGGAAATTGTCTACATGAACATTGCAAATCTTGTTGAAAAAACAAAAGAACACAGAGTTCTTCGCCATGGTAATTCTTTGTTGTTTTACATAATTGAAGAACCCAAAGTTGCCACAGGCGTTGTGTTCAGCATTGACCCCCCGCGCACGCAGGCAGAGGCTTTTGTTGAGTTTGCCAAGGGTATGGCTTTTGGTGGTTTTGAAACATTGAATACCACCACAGACCTTTTGTTGGCTATAAATCTTCTTGACAAAGCTGGATTTGACATAGACGTTTCAAACGTTGTTAAAAACAGCAAAATTAAAAACTTGCGAGAAATAAAAATTTACTTGCAAGGGGGCAGTTAATCATGGGAATAAATTGGGGTGAACTTGGTGATGCAACTGGATTTGGTGGAAGCGGCAATACAAGCATAGCTGATAAAATTGGTAACGCCTTAAACACATCGGTTGGTGGGGATAGTTCTGTTGGCAAAGCGGCAACCAAGGTTGCGCAACAAACGGTAAAGGTTGCAAAGGCTACTACTGCGGCTACGTTGGCGCAGGCAAAAGCTTTTGTAAAAAATCCGTTTCCCACGCTATTAACAATGGGGTTGTCAACTGTTATGCCATACGCATACGCCTCTGCAATCACAAACGTGCTTAATGGGGGTGACTGGAAAAAAGCCGTCATTCAAATGGGCATGAACTATTTTGCAACTGGTAGCGGCACTGGCCCCGGCCCATCAACTATGGTAAAAGTTTTAACAAGCTCATCAACTGCCGCGCTAAGCACAAAACTTTTGGGGGGCACAAACGAAGAAGTAAGAAACGCGGCAGTGGGCGGCGCTGTAAATACTTACATGTCTGATTTGTTGTACAAGCCAACAAGCCAAGGCGGGTATGGATTAAACCCTAGGGATGTCAGTACAAAAATGATGACCAACTCAGTTTCTGCGGCAACAAACGCAATTTTGCGGGGTCAAAATGTTGGCGATGCAATTGTAAATTCAGCTCTTGTAACTGGTGGCGCTCATTACGTCCAACTAGCCTACGAAAAAGTAACAAAAAATTCAGAGACTCTTCAACAGATGCAAGCTACATATGACAGTGCCAAGGCAAAAGTCATGTCAATATTTACCAAGCCTTTAGAGGATAAACAAAAACAAGTAGACGCTGAAGTTGCATCTGCTAGGATTCAAATTGATAGAGCTAGAAAAACTGAAACATACGCAAAACAGGTCAATAATGATTATGCTAATGGAAAGGCTAATGGGCCTTACGGTCAATACACTGCTGACCAAGCAGAGGACGCGGCAAAATATGCTGTAGAAAGTAACGATGCCGCACAACGTGCTATTGATAGAGTTAGACAGGCAAATAACGAACTTTTGATGATGGCAAATAGCAGTGGCTACACCGCCGCATCACAAGAGTACCAACTTGCGCTGAACCAACTGACTAACGCAGACAACAATATGGGTGCGTCTCAAAAAGAGTTTCTTGATTCTTACAAGAAATATGAGGACACAGTCGCCGCCACAAAATCTTTTCTTGACATCGACATTGCAGAAGATGCCGCAAAGATGATCAATGATGAGATAAAAGAAGCCGCAAGAGTAGCAAAAGAAGCTGAAGATAATGTTGCGGAAAATTCTAGAAAAACGCAAGAAGCGGAAGTTGCATATCAAAAACAACAAGCGGTTTTAAGAGAACAAGAGGCGCAGGTTAAGGCCGCTCAGGCATACAAAGCCAACCAAGAAGCCGCAGAACAAAAGAAAATTGCCGACGCAAAAGCCGTAGTGGACGCACGGGAGAAAAAAGAATACGACGACTTTTGGGCGGCTGACAAAAAGCTTAAAGATGAAATCAGAGAGAAGGCTGAAATACAAGCTAAAGAAGAAAAAAAATATCAAGACGTTATGGCCGCTGACCAAAGGGCTAGGGATGAGTACGCCAAAGAAAAATCTGAAAGACAAGCTAAAGAAGAAGCCGCCGCCAATTCCTTAGCTGAAGCAAACGCAAAAGCCAAGCAAGAAGCAGACGAGAAGGCGGCTCAAGACAAACAAATTGCTGATGCAAAAGCTGTCGAGGATGCCAAGGTTGCAGAAGTTGAAAAGGAACAACTGGCCGATAAAGCGGTGGTGGACAAAACAACGTTTGACACATACATCAAAACTCAAGGTGATGCCGCAAGGTTGGCCGAGGAGGCTGAGGCTAAGGATCAACGTGAACGTGATTTGCAAAACCTTGATGCCGCTCATGCGCGTGAAGTGGCGGTTGCAATGCGTAAGGCAGAAGCCGAAGCCAATGCCAAAATACTAGCAGATCATGATGCGCAAGTAAAGGCCGCATCAGAGACACCAAAACCACCAACCCCAACCCCTGAGCCAAAACAAACACAAATTGGTGATTACATTACGAAGACTGGTACTTCGGCGGCGGCTACAGGAATTGCTCTAGCTATTGCTGAAGAAAAACGCCAAAAGCAACTTGCGGAACAAAAAGCCATACAAGACGCCAAAAAAGCAGAGGCAATAGCACAAGCCGAGGCAAAAAAAGCCGCTTATATTGCCGCGCAGAAAAAAACCTATGATGACAATAAAGCCGCCTTTGAGGCCAAAAAGAAAGCCGAAGCAGATGCAAAAGCCGATGCTCAAGCAAAAGCTATAGCCGCCTACAACGAAAAAGTCAGACTGCAAAAAGAAGCTGAGGCCAAGGCCATAATCAGTGGGACGAAAGCTCCAGTCAACACTGGAACAGCCCCAACGGGAACTTTAAAACCAGTTACCACCACTCCCACTGTAACTGCCACCCCGACGGGAACATTAAAGCCAGTTACCGCCGCCCCCATAGTAACCACCGCCCCGACGGGAACATTAAAGCCAGTTACCACCACTCCCACTGTAACCACCGCCCCCACGGGAACATTAAAGCCAGTTACCACCATCCCAACGGGAACCCCTAAACCAGTCACTACTCCTACAACCACGGCACCAATTACCAAGCCTGCGGGAACCCTAACGCCAATTACCAAGCCTGCGGGAACCCTAACGCCAATCACTACCCCTACAGCGACGCCTCCACCGGTTACCAAGCCTACAGACACAGCCCCCAAACCCGTAGTCCCTTCAGGGGGCCTGACTCCCATCCCAGTCACCAAACCTGTAGCTCCTACGGGAACAGTGACGCCTGTGACTAAGCCTGTTACCACTTCAGTTGCCCCAACTGGCGGTTTAACTGCTGTCAAACCAACAACCGCGCCTGTCACAAATCCAGTGATTACAGCGCCTTTGAACAACTTGCCTACAAAGCCAACCTCGACGACAATTACCCCACCAACTGGTGCGTTGACGCCTGTGCCAAAACCGACTGGTATGCTGACGCCTGTGACCAAACCAACTGGCATTCTCACGCCCGTATAGGAAGCAAAAATGGTAGATATTGCAAAACTACAAAAGAAAAGGAATACGCTTTTTCTTGCCCCCAAACGCAAGTTGACCAGCGTTATAAAGCCTACAACGGTTGACACTACGCCTGTTGCTTCTGCACCCTATGTGCCATCCTCATCAATCAACACGTCCGCTGGATCGGGCACTTCGGTAATTGCACCAACAACCACAACAACGTCAACAACATCAGCGCCCCCCACAGCGCCAGCGGCACCCAAAACCAACCCAATAACCGATACGCTTAAAAATGCCGCCGTCGTTGGCGGCACCGCTTTGGCGGCCAAAGCAATTATTGATTATTACAATAAGCCTGCCGCGCCTGCAACAAATACAACAACTGCTCCTGTAACCAAGCCGACAACCTCACCAGCCGCACCAGCCGCACCAGTGGTTAAGCCCCCTACCTCGGTAGTAATACCGCCTGCGTTACAAAAAGAACAAGACGCGCGGGTTGCGGCGGCAAACACCGCAAAGGCGGCGGCAGATCACAACGCGTTGGCTGGCTCGTTTGATCAGGGCACAAAGGTTGGCTTACCTACCAACACAATTCCCAACAACACCCCAGCAAGAGCAAGCACCATTGATGAGTCAATGTTTGATGATCCTCTTGATCAGGGACAAAAGCTTGGGTTAGAAGAAAACGTTATTCCCAACAACACGCCTGCTGAGGCTGGCACTATTGATGAGTCAATGTTTGATTTTGAAGATGAGTACGTCCAAGACGACTTAGGCAATATTTACAAAATGATTGACGACAAGCCCGTCTTGATTCGTTCCGCAGAAGTTGATGAAGACATTTCTGAGGAGGACTATGACCTATTTGGTTACAGCCCTGAAGAAACTGATACAGGCACTGAGCTTGGTTTAGATTACAACACCATCCCCAACAACACCCCTGCTGAGGCCAGCACCATTGATGAGTCAATGTTCGATGATCCAACAGGAAGCGCAGAGCCCTCACCAGTGCTTGTGCAAGATGAAAATGGCAACTTATTTTTGGCTAACGCAGATGGATCCTACACGCCCGCCGACGCCGAAGGTAATGCTGTGGGTGAGCCAACATACATTGGCGGCAACGAGGAAGGTGGCGGCACAGAATACGCTGACAATAATTACGGCGACACAGCCTTAGACACTGGCGGCGATGTTGGCGGCTATGAGGCTTATGACGATGCAGGTAACTTGTGGTTTGTTGGTGATGATGGATCGTTCAATTTAATTGAGTCCGCATCCGAAGAGCCCGCGTATGAACAGCCTGCTTACGAGGACAGCAATGCTGGTGGCTATGAAGCCCGCGACGCCGACGGAAATCTATGGCACGTTAATGAGGACGGGTCATACGACTTAGTCGAGTCCGCTTATGAAGAACCCGCTTATGAAGAGCCAGCTTACGAAGACAGCAATGCTGGTGGATATGAAGCCTACGACGACGCAGGTAACTTGTTTTTTGTTGGCGATGACGGCTCATTTACTTTGCTTGAGTCGGCAAATGAGGAGCCTGATTATGGTTATGACTTTGACCATGACCTTGGCTATTATGAAGAGCCCCCACCGTATATTGAGCCTGATTTAAGTTATTTAGATGATTTCACATACGAAGAGCCCGACTATGGGTATGACTTTGACTATGACCCCGGCTACTACGAGGAGCCGTTTTATAACGATTACGAATCCGATTTAAGCTATTTAGATGATTACAAACGAGGTGGCCAAGTGCAACAAATGAAAAAAGGCGGCTTGCCGCATTTCTACACAGGCGGCGGCGCTTATGATTCTCTAGACGAAGATTATGTGGATGACTATCAAACCAACAGCAATAGTTCAGGGTATTACAACTCAGATGACTATGACGTTAACAATTCTGATTCAAACTATTACAACTCAAATGATTATGCTGTTAATAACGACAACTCAGAATATTACACGTCAGTCAACAACGACAACTCGAGCTATTACGATTCATACGACTTAAAAGATGACGAAGTTCTCATGGAAGATGAAGATGGCCGAAAATTTGCCATTGATTCAAATGGCGATTATCGGTTGGTGCAAGATTCAAAATTCCCAACAAATGCAGATCCAACAAAACCAACTTATCGAGCAGAAACTGGAGTAGTTAATAACGACACATCCAATTACACAGGCGTTCCAAAGACCTCAAGCGGTAGCGGCGGTAGCGGCTTCAACTATAAAGACCTTTTCAGCACAGACAACATCAAGGCACTTGCTGGCGCGGGATTGGGTGCCGCTGGTTTGATGACTCTTTACAATTCTTTTAAGGGTAATGAGTCAACTTACAAACCTGCGGCTTACACGCCACCAGCGATCCCTAAGCGCACAACTGACTTTGGTATGGGCCCAGCAAAAACAGTCACGCCAACTATGGGCGGCTTGCAAACAATGACGCCAAGCCAGCAAGAGGAGTTGTATACAAACTTGGGCGTGGCTGGGTACGAGATGGAGCACGAAGACCCCGTTGAGGATACCGTCGAGGATCAGCCTATGGCAGACGGTGGCTTTGCACAGCCGCAAACAAGTCAATCCAACTCTTCGTATTTCACTTATGGCGTACCACAAGACCCATTAGAGGTGCTTGGTGTGAAGCAACCCCAAGAAAAATCGCAAAACGGCGGCTTGCAAATGAGGCGAGGTGGCTTGCCCCACCTGACCGCAGATGTGCCTATAGTTCAAGGGCGCAAAGATTACCGCCAAGGCGCGGCAGTCAATGGCAAGGGGGATGGGCAAAGCGACGACATCCCTGCCATGCTGGCTGATGGAGAATACGTCATTGACTCTGATGTTGTTGCCGCGCTAGGCAATGGGTCAAACAAAGCTGGCGCTGAAGTGTTAGACAAGTTTCGCGAGGCCATCCGCACTCACAAGCGATCAGCGCCAATTGGCAAAATTCCACCAAAGGCTAAATCGCCCTTGGCTTACCTGAAAGAGGCAACATAATGGGCATGTTTCAAGGCGATCCCTTACCAAATATAACGACGGTCAAGACGTCGCAAGACACTGCGCCTCAGTACCTGACCGACTACCAGCAAGACGTCATAAACCTCGGAAAAAACGCCGTTGAACAAGGTGGCGTGGCTGGGCTGTCGCCGTTGACTCAGCAGGCCATCAACATGGCCCCACAGGCCGCATTTGCAGGCGCAAGCAGTGCTGGCACAGGGCAAGACCTTTTGACCCAAGCTGGGTACACAGGGTCAAATCAGATTGTTGAAAACTACATGAATCCATACACAAAAAATGTGGTGGATGAGATGGGGCGGCTTTCATACAAAAACTCCCGCGAGAACGTATTCCCTGCGCTGGACGCCGCATCTATTGGATCAGGCAATTTTGGCTCAGGCCGCATGGCCAACGTAACTGGGCAAACGCTTGCAGACATTCAAGGTGCTTTGACGGGCCAGCAGTATGGTGCACTGAGCAAAGGTTACACAGATGCCATGAGTGCGGCGTCAAACGACCTCAACCGTTCGGTGCAAGCTGGCTCTGCTCTTAATCAAACAGCCCAAACGCAAAATCAAATTGGCACAACTGGTCTCAAAACCATGACCGAATTAGGTGGCCTTGCGCAAGCAAACGAGCAGGCTAAGCTAGATTACCCAATGAGTCAGGCAACAAAGTTTTCACAGCTAATGCAGGGCCAATACACGCCCGTAGGGAAGACGTCCTCTGACACAAGCCCCGGCTCCGCTGGCCAGTACGGCAACAGCGGTCTACAAGACATGATTGCGCTGTACGCCCTGTACCAAGCAATCAACGATCCAAAAACCAAGCCATCTGAACTGTCAGGACTTATTAACCCACCCAATAAGGCTGAGGGTGGCTCTATCACTTCAACGGGTTCAGAAGTTCCCGAGGGCGCTGTTTTTTATGATGAAGACGGCAATTTTTATGACGCCGAAGGCAACCTAATAGGATAAAAAAATGGCAGTCATACCTGACGAATTTCAAGCTCCTCAAGGCGGCTTAAGCCAAGCCGCGTCACCCGCTGAAAACCCAACAAGGGTGGCACCAAATGCCACCATTGATGAGGAAGCGCCTGTTGATCCCATAGCAAAAGCAATGGAGAAGATGAGCGCAGACAGAGCGGCTCTTGATGCGCAAATTGCAAAGCTGTCTAAATCATTAGAAGCCCGCCAAAACTTACCGTTCAACCCCATGTATTTGGACATAGCAAGAGCCGCCGCAAAGCCTGCGTCTACGGGTAGCGCAATTGAAGCTCTTGGAAATATTGGCGGCGCTTATGGTGATGCGTACCTAAAAGAAAATCAACGTCAAATCGACATTGGCAAGGATCAACTTGATTTGGCAAAGCAACGCCAAGCGTTGAGCCAAGTCGGGCTTGAGCAACAGTTGATGGCTAACTTTGTCAGAGGCCCACAAGCTAAGCCAATGCCTACTGGCGCTTCCGCTGGCGCTCCTCCCGTTGCGCCCACCCTTGGTGGTGCATCCACCGCACCGCCTGCGCTTGCGCAATCCCCCGCTCAAGCCGCGCCAGCAAAGCCAGCAGGCGCTGGTGCCGCACCACCCCCTCCTGACGTTATGCAGTCAGGGCGCATGCGCCGCATCACTGACGCAGACATTGCTATGTATAACGTGGTAGCCCCTACGGTTGGCAAAGCCCTTGCAGATCTGTCCAAGTTACAGCGTGATGCGCAAGTGGTAAGTACAGAGGGTATTTGGGACACCATCTCAAGTTCATGGGTGGTGAAGTTCCAAGCAAGCATTAAGCGCCCCATACGCGTGCTTGGCGATCAGGAAATGACCAAAGACACGTCTGCTCAATACGATCAGATGATGGATAAGCTTGAAAGAAGCGGTGCCTCCGAAGAGCAAAAAGATCAAGCGGTTGCGGAGTTTGCCGCCGCAAATGGTCTTGGTGGCGTGCGCAAAACTGCTGACGGTCAAATTACAGGTTTCCAAAGCGCGTCACAGAAAAAACTTTCTGAAAAAGAGTCCGAGCAGGCCATGCTGGACAAGCGCGAGGAAAACAAAGCAAGCCGCGTAAGAGTTTACGACGCTGGAACGCGGGCTCAGGCAACAAAACAGGCCGCTCAAACCACTTACAGGTTGGCAACCGACAAAGAGACGATGGGCGCTTTTGGCGTGCTGAACAAGCCCGGCGTCCTGAACGCAATTGCAATTGCCGTTGCCCAATTCACAGACAGGGGCTCCTTTGGGGCCGCAGGTTTAGAGCAGGCCGTACGCAATGCAGGAGGCACCGAGAAAGAAATCCAAGCCGCTTCGTATGTTGTTTCGTTACAGGGCCAGCTACAACTTATGGCGGCGCAAGACTACCTCAAAGGTCAAGGCGCAGTCTCTGATGCTGAGCGCCGCTTGATTGCAAACCTTGTTGGCTCATTGTCAGACACACCCAAATCTGTGGCCATGAAAGCCAAGGTTATTGAGGCGCGTGCCAATTTTGACCAACTCGTTGCAGACGCTTATTACGAGTATGAACAGAAAAACCCCACAGGTACAGTCCAAGACTTTTATCGCCAAAAAGACGGCCCATTCAAAACATTGTTTAAAGAATACGATGAGCATATGAGCGGCCTGTACTCGCATTATTTTGGGACAAGCAAGCCAGCGGCAAAAGCCCCTCCTGCGTCTGCCCCTCCTGCGTCTGCGCCCGCCCCTGCGGCAAAAGCCCCGCCAAGAGCCCAAGGGCCTCTTGAGAGGCGTCTCAATGAATCTAAGAAAGCGGGTTCATAATGGACTTTGCCAAGCTATCGCCCGAACAAAAACAATACGCCTTAGCAATTGCTGATAAGGCAAGGGAGATGGGCGTTGACCCTGAATTAGCTCTTGCTGTTGCTTTTCGTGAGAGTTCATTTAACCCCAATGCTCTTGGCCAACCAATTAAGGGCGACCCAAACCGTCGAGCAATTGGTTTGATGCAAATAGATCCTGTCAACGCCAAGGGCCTCAAGATGTCAATTGAGGACTTGGCAGACCCTGAAAAAAATATTGCGGCAGGCATACAAATCCTCAGAGAAAACTTGGACAGGTATAAAGGGAACACACGCGCCGCGTTGGTTGCCTACAACTCAAGTCTTGCAACCGCAAAAAAATACTTGGCGTCCAATGAAGACTTTTCGACCTTGCCTGCCGAAACAATCAAGTACCTCGAAGACATTGATGCTATACACAATACAGACGCGGTGGGCTACGCAAACAAGGGTGACTTGACGCCCGCGCAAGGCGGTATCAAGTTGGCGGGATCAAGCAAGTTTGGTGAGCTACCCCCACCTGAGGAGGCTGAAGCGCCAATTGAGGACGTCACTCAATCACAGGAGCCGCCACCAAAGTTTGGATTTATTGATGAAAATAATGTAGTGGGGCAGGCAGAGGAGGCGGCAAAAAACCCGCCCGAGCCAACGATGTATGAAAGTGCCAACAAAACGGCCACCGACATATACAAGGCCGCCAAAGAAAATCCTGAGCTAACTGGGGCTGTTGCCGCAAGTGGAGCCGCAGGCGTATTGCTTGGCCAGTATGGTAAAGACACGTTGGATAAACAAACTGAGGCTCTTGACAAAGCCAAGCGTGATTTGTTTTTGGCTGAAAAACAGCGCGAGGTTGGCAACAGAAATTCCTTTCGATTTACAGGCGAGTCCACTCAAGCGTTGGATGAGCTTGATGATCTGTTGGCTCGGCGCAAGCAAGACGTGGCCTTGCGCGAAGAAGATCTTCGCAAGCTACAAGCCCAATTGGCAGACAAAGCGCCGCCTGACCTCAAGGGTGCCCAAAAGTGGACGAGCACCATGGGTGGCAATGACGTGCCTTTGGAGCAGAAGATGCAGGCCGAGAACATGCGGTCAAACAATCCAAAGGGTGGCCAAGCGATCATTGATCAAAACACAGCCGCCAAGCAGAGGCTTGAAAAGATGGGCTTGGGCAATTTCAGTTTGACCGAGCCCGCCCCGGGTCAACTCGCCGTCCCCGACGACATTGCCAAAGAGCGCAACGCCAAGCTCCTCGCTGAACAACAGTCCCAAAGCAAAGCCGTTTTGGAGGCCGAGCGTAAAGCAGAGGTTGCCCGTCAGGAAATGGCCGAGACCCAACGCGCACGCGAACAAGCCGCCAAAGCCCACGCAAGAAACATGGCGACCTCAAGCAGAACAGCCGCTGAGCTAGGCGGGGATGTTGAGGTGGCTAGGGCTATGGAAGCTGATGCGGCAAAACGTGCGCCAACAGGGCTAGGTAAGGCGGGCGTGTTTGCTGGCAAGGCGTTTGGCAAGACCATAGGGGCTCTGTCGGGTGTTGCGCTACCGCTGGCCGCAGATGAGGCGGCCAAGAGATTCAACAGCGGGGATACGGTTGGGGGCGTTCTTTCAGCCGCTGAGGCGGTGTCGGCGGCGTTGGCTATGTTGCCCCCCGGCACCCCGATCACAGCCGCCCTGAAGGCCGTAGGCATTGGCGGTGGCCTTGCCGTCGCGGTCATTGATTATTTCAGAAGCAGAGAGAGCAAGCCTGCTAAGCCAGCGCCTAAGCCAGCCAATACACCGCCAAGACCGCCAAGTGGCGGGTTGAGCCAGTACCAAGAAAGAAAGCCCAACGGCATCTACAAAGACGCCTATGGGCGGTATCATGGGTGAAGCAGTTGCCTGCTCCTTTGCCCCACTTCGGTGGGGTTTTTTTTATCTGTATTTTTTCAACTTTTCTTCGGCCCACCCATTTAATTGAGCGCCGACATTCTCATTCAAGCTTGAAACAAACGAAATTGCCTCACGGTACGCCCGCTCAGTCTTTTCGTACTCCACTGCCTTTTCCAATTTTTCCGCAAACTGGATGTAGTCAATGTCGGTGGCCAACACCGCGCCTACACGCGGGTGACCACTGTGAAAAAATATCTCTCTGATTTTGCTTTCGGTCAGCATACAGCCTCACTTGTGTTTGTTTTTCAATTGCCAAAATTGGAGCAGGTGCATGAACATGTCCCACCCGCGCTCTAGATCCTCTTGTGACCACTCCTTGACCACCACCAAGCCCTTGACACTGCGACTGACAAATACATTGGCACAGCGGGCGTTGTGGAGCCCCAAACCAATTCTGTACGCCGCTAACTGCATCAGGTGCTCGTCGTATCCCTCGACCTTTGCTGGGTCAAAGAACTCTTTAGTTTTAATATCTATGACAACGCCGCCGTCTGCTGTCGAGTGCAGGTCACACTTTCCACCAAAACCATGCTCATTGGCAAACGCCTTTTCGGCTATCCAAGACTGAAAACCAAAGGCTTCAGTTATACGGTGGTCAGCACCAACAACGTGTTCGACGTGCTGGGTTGCAGATGCGGGCTTACCCTCATAAAAGGATTGGATTGACGTGTGGATGTTTGTGCCTGCATCAGCCGCTGAGCGCCCCTGCTCCTTGCTGTCCTCGAGGATCCGCGCTATGTAGTCGTCCTCAGGCTCGTTATCACGCTTAGGGAGCGTCAGAGCGGCCAGCAAGACCTGCTTCTGTAGCCACATGGTCAATGCAGGCTTAGCGGCCACATTGAGCACCGTGGTGACGCTGGGCACCAAGCTGAGCTTGCGGGCATCCCGCAGGGTTGTGTTGCGTTGGCCACCCTTGACGGCCTCCACGGTGTACATGGGCGCACCCTCGCGGGTGTACCAATGGTTTGACTCGCTTGCGCGTGGTTCTTTTGCTTCAATGGTCATCATCCAACCCTCATTAATTCAACCGTGCGTGCGCTAAAGTTGGTTGTTTGTGTTGCGTTTCCGTTGCCCCATAAACCGCAGGCCGTAGATGAAATGGACTTACCCAAGGTGTGCACATCAAAATTGCCGTCAGGAATAATTGCAACTCCACCAACTTCCAAATTCATCAGATAAGGCCGCACGTAATTTGCAAGCGCCCCATGCTCATACTTGCTTGGCGACCTTTTTCTTTTGATTTCTTCTTGTTTGACCTCAAGGTTGCCAATAAGGTTCCCATCAAAATCAATAATTGCATATTTCACTTTTAACGCGTTAAGCAACTTAACTGCTTTTTCCAATGTGGTTTTTTGTATATCGCTCATGTTTCTCCTTTATGTGGTTTTGATTCCTGTGCATATTTTTTTCGGCGTTTGTATTTGGGTTCATGGTTATCCAAATAAAAACAAATATCGCCCTCAAATCGAACGGCTTCACCCCTGTATGTCCAAACCGATTTGGTTATGCCAATTCCTTTTTCTATAAAGTCAACGCCTTTTTTGGTTAGAGCCCATTCGCCGCCTGCGCGAGTTCCATCTGCTTTGCTGGCTTTATTTACCAATCCCCAATATCGCAACTTTTGAAAGTTGTCCCATTGGTTTCTTGTCAATCCTAAATTTTTAAGGTTGATTGGCCCGCCAGCAAAAAAATGCAATCGGCCTAAACCAACTGCAAGAGCTTTGCTGAATGAATGTTTGTACTCAACAATTTTGGCTCCGCAACATTCACAGATACGACGCGGCTTGCGTTTATCTTCGGGAAAAAGCGCAAGTTGTGTCATGGCTTAAAACGGTATATCGTCAATCATGTCGTCAAAGCCCGAGCCGCCACTAGATGCGGGTGTTGCGTAGCCGCGCTTGATGGCCGCCTGCCACTCAGGAGACTTCTCAATCTTGGCCTTGGTGTTCTTACCAAACGTTTCAAACAGAGCCATGTCGGGGTTTGAGATGGAGAACATCGCAATCTTGTTAAAACCAAGGGGCACGGTGTCTTTCAACACCTTGGGCACAGGATTGATGTTTTTGATGTTGGTGTACTGCTTGCCGTCTTGGCCAGTCTCTTTGGATATGGCAAGCATTGCCCACACGCCAAGCAACTTCTCAATGTTAAAACCTTGAAGCTCTTCAGGGGTAAATGCACGCCCGCGCCAAGCTTCCAAGTCAGCACGCAAGGTGGCTTTTTCGCCGAGGCTCAACGTGAAATTCTTGCTGATGGACATTGGCTCACCCTTGTCGGTGACCAATGGTGCACCTGAGTCATCCTCGCCATGCACCTCAAACTGAAGCATGACTTTGTGTTGGAACTTGGTGTCACCCTTGTAGGTGACCTCTTGGGTGCCAAGATCCACAATTCGGTAGCACCGCGCTAGGTGCATACCTGCGGGTACTGGCGTAAAGCCACCACCACCGCTGTCAGACGCTATAAGACTCATGTTCATTCCTTGTTAAGTTTTCCAAAAATTGACTCTTAGGCATGCCGCATTCTGCGCGGATCAAAACCCAATCGTCGGGGGTAGCGGCACCAGCCTCAGCCTTTTGCAAAGCCTCCTCTAACACGCGCATTCTGTCTACAAAAAGTTCTATCACTTCACTGTCGTTAGTCATAAAAATACATCCAGTTCAATATATCTTCCACAATAAAAACGGCTCCAAGCACACAAGCGAGGAGTATTGCGCCAAGCGCAAAAGAATCCCAATCAAACGTGCTCTGTTTTTTCAATAACGCTTTTTGCAATCTCTCTGCATCTTCTTGATCTTTGTCCATGATTCGCTTTCTTTGAATGTTTAACGCGTTGATACACAAAACGGTTGACGCGCTCCAAATTAGTGTAACATGGAAGAATATAACAAGGAAATCAAAATGACGCTACAAGAATATTTTAAAGACAAGCCGCGAGGTGCGCAGTCATTGCTTGCAAGGCAACTCGGTATTAGCAAAACGTGGTTGTCACTCATTCTCACAGGTAAACGCCAACCATCACCACGCTTAGCTATGGAGATCGAGCGACACACCTTACGCATGGTTAAACGTGTTGATTTGTTGCCTGAACTTTATGGAGCCGTCAAATGAATTGGTACAAATTCAACATCCCTGAGTTTTACGAAAAGACGGGCAACCTTAGCGTGCACAAGGAGCTTATTTACCGCAAGCTGATTGACCTGTACTACCTTAACGAAAGCCCCCTGCCAAACAACATGGAGGAACTTGTTGATGCTATGGACATGGGCGACAAGGACGACACGCTAAGCGTGTTGCTAGAGTTCTTTGTGCTCAGCAAAGAGGATGATTGTTGGCACGACGATGCCATTGACCGCGACTTAATGAACCGCAAGCATCAGGTATCAATCAATCGACAGGTTGGCCAAAAGGGTGGCCGCCCCAAGTCAACTAAGGCGTAGTGTTAAACGTTATGCTACGATACGACCACAATTTCTTTTTGTACAGATGACCAACAGCGCGAGGTTTTATGCACTATTACCAATTCAACATCGGTGACTACCAGTCCCACACGGCACACCTTGAGCCGCTCGAGGACTTGACCTACAGGCGCTTGCTTGATTGGTACTACCTCCACGAGACCCCTATACCCACCGATTTAACTCAGGTTGCACGGCAAATCAGGATGCGTTCGCATAGCGATTGCATTGCGACGGTATTGCAGGAGTATTTCGAGTGCACAGATGATGGGTGGGTGCATCACAGGGCGAACAAAGAAATAGCCAAGACTGGCGAGAAGAGCGAAAAGGCCAGCGCAAGTGCAAAGGCTAGGTGGGATAAGGTCAAAGATGCGAACGCATTGCCAACGCAATCCGATAGCAATGCTACACATAACACAGAACACAAGACACAAGACACAATTAAAGAAGCTAAAGCTTCTTTGTCGGGAACTACGTTCCCAACCTGCCCGCACAAGCAAATTTTGAAGCTTTGGCAAACCAAGTTACCGCATCTTGTTCAACCAAGGGTATGGGAGGGTGCAAGGCAGGCGTCTTTGCGTCAAAGATGGGTGCAGGCATCCAAGCCCTCGGAATTCTCAAAAAAGGGATATAGAACCGTTCCTGAGGGTTTGACGTGGTGGGCAAGCTTTTTCGATTACATCGCCGAGGACACCAAGCTGGCTAAAGGCTTTGAAACCAACGGGCGAGTATGGGTGCCTGATCTTGAGTGGGTGGTCAACGCGACCAATTTTCAAAAAATCATTGATGGGAAGTACAACAAATGAGCTTCGAGAAACCAAAAGCAGACAAGTTTGACATGGACGCATCAGAGAGCAGATCCTTGATGTGCCAAGTTGCAGGGTGCGGCAAGCCTTGGTCGGTCAACATGGGTTGGCGCAAGTGCTCAGCGCATGCGTGGGGCAAGGATCCTGACTACGGGTTATCGGCAACCCCAAAGGTGACTTTTAAGCACCCACCAGTCAAGCCTTTCAGCGAAATAGATGACGAGCCGTTTTGATGGACAAGTATGAAGCGAACCAAATCCTTGACAAAGCCCGTGAGGGGGAACCTTGCGCCGAGGATTTCATCACCCTCCTCCTCCATGTCACAGGAGACCTTGGAACACATGCGCCAATGCGAGGCAAGGGAGTGGATATCGAGGCGTCTGCGCAAGATTGGCGAGGTAGGCTTAGACAACGCACTATCTTGGTGGGCAGGAGTCAAGCGTGACATTGATAAGCGTCGAGGAGTTGGAGCAAGCGCTGATCTTGTTAAAAGAATGGAGATTGAACGTGCAAAAACAAAATGAAATTGTCTTGCCTTGGCCACCAAGTGTGAACCGATATTGGCGCACCTACCAAGGGCGCATGCTGATCAGCCAAGAGGGCCGCGCATACCGTGAGGCTGTCACTGCGTTACTGATGGATCGCGGCGTGGCACCCATCAAGGGCAAGTTAGTTGTCGAGATTGAGGCATGGCGTCCTGACAACCGCGTGCGCGACTTGGACAACTTGCTTAAGGCAACGCTGGACTCGTTAACGCATGCGGGCATTTATAACGACGACAGTCAGATTGTGGACTTGAGAATTTATTGGGCAGTAGAAAAAGGAGGCATGTTAAAAGTTTGGTTAAAGGAGGTACTGAATGATTGATATAGCAATAAAGGTTGTGCTGTTAACTGGCGCAATTATTTGGGCTTTGATTTTTGTAGCAGTAGTGGTTTTTATATTCACAATTATTTTTGGAGCGAAACAATGAGCGAAGAACACGACCCACATAAGGCAGTTGATTACATTCTGTTGAATGCTAAACACTTTGCCAAAGCAAAAGCAGAGCGTACTGCGTTGGAATATTACGCCAAGTCTTTGAAATCACGCTTGATGATTGATAGCGGGCACAAGGTAATTTCAGCACAAGAGCGTGACGCATATGCGCATGATGATTACAAGTCATTTATTGACGGCATTAAAGCCGCAACCGAAATCGAAGAAAAGCTTCGGTGGGATTTGAAGGCCGCTGAGCTACGCGTTGAGATATGGCGCACTGAGCAGGCAAACGCAAGACAAGAGTTCAGGGTGACGGTATGAACGAGCTTGATCAATTTATTTTGCACATCGAGCAAAACATGGCGCAACAGGCAATGGCGCAAGGCGACCAATTTGTTTTGACTGCGTTGAAGTTTGCAAAAGAACTTAGAAGGCGAAGAAATTCATCTTGGCCAGTTGAAGACGTTGAACCAAAGGAGCGCGACCATGAATCTTAATTACCCCACTGAACCAACTTACGTAGCCTGCGAAGTTGCGCTGGACTTATTGCGGGAAATATCCCCCCCAACGGGCTCAGAAGCTTTTTATAGAATTTTTGCGGCGCGGGAGGTACTTGCCTCAGCCATACGCAAAAGCCAAAAAAATCCGACACTTGAAATTACAACTGGAACTTCAATTCAAGATTTGAATTTGACGGCGCGTTCAGAAAATTGTTTATTGTCAGAAAACATTAAATTTATAGAACAGCTTATTGAATACTCTCCACGCAATTTAATTAGGATACAAAATCTTGGAAAAAAAAGCATTAAAGAAATACAAGAAGTATTGTTGTTGCGCAACTTGAAATTAAAAAATTAGACATGAACCAAAGGAGCGAGACCATGACTGAAGAGGACGAAGCATTTAACGATATTGAACGTATGTCAAACATAAGGAAAGAGAGCGTCAAGATGACAATGTTGAAACCAAAAACAGCGCAAGAGTTTTACAACGAGTATCGGGAAAAAGTTTTTAACGAAGTTAAAGCTGAATATGAAAAAAAACTTGACGAGGCATTTAGGGATGCAAAAAAAATAATACTTGGCTTGCGCGACGACGTTGCCAGTTTAGAGTTTAAGGTGTTGATGCTACAGATGGAGGTAACGCGATGCCACAAAAATGAAGAACTGGAAAACGAAAACAATCTGCAATTTGAAAAATGGACTGAAGAATTTTTTATTGTTCACGGTTTATCAAAATACATTGAGCCTCTCAATAATTATTTAATTGAAAAAATTTCAAACAATGGAAAACAAGAGGATGAAGCATGATTGAAGAAGACGATGACATTCAGCAGTACGTCCGTCCTTGGGTTAATTTTACTAATCAAGAAATGATTGAGGCTTGGCATGGAACTCCAATAGAAGATGAGTGGATTGATAGGGTGTGGGCTTTTGCTGAGGCTTTACAAAAAATTTTGAAGGAGAAAAACACATGATCAAAGAAAATAATTTTGAAGAGTGGAAAAAAACTTTTACCACCGATGCGCCAAAGCCCGCTTTGGAAGAGAGGCTGGCGCAGGTTAGAAAAGAATTGATTGAGCTAAGCAAGGCAATGACGCAACGCATGTCAGAGGAGGAGCACATCACCATCCAATTGAAATTGAAAAGCAAGGAGGAGCAAGATGGGATTTCGTGACTCAACTTTAAAATATTTTAAAGATGTATTGCGGCAACGATTTGTCCGAGAAGTCATTGCAGTTGAACTGCGAGACGCTCACATGCGTTTGCTTGAGGCAGAAACCGCCTCTGAGCTTGCGCAGGCGCACATTCAATACAACTCGGCACGCATAAAACGTTTGGAACAGCGCCTCCACCAGCACACGTCGGAGGGCGACTATGTATAGCCTATTTAAATGGGTGTGGCTTCAATCAGGGTACGAGCAAAAGTATTTTGATACCGAAGCCGATGCGATGGAAACAAAACGAATTTGGGGTGGTGAGGTTTTCCCCCTTTACCGAAAGACAAATGATGCCAAGACCTAAAAGCGAATACACCAAAAGCGGAAAAACAATTGCGGTACGCGCAACGATGAGCGAATGGATAGAGTGGAAGAAACTTGGCGGTGCCAAATGGTTGAGGCCAATACTGCGACAGAGCATAGCGGCCACGCAACAGCCCAAGGAGCCCAAGCAATGACAACGGTGGCCGAGAAGAAGCACATGGACAGGGTAGCCGATCTTGGGTGCGCGGTATGCCGCCGCACGGGTTACGAGGGCACCCCTGCTGAGTTGCATCATCCGAGGGCGGGAACAGGGGCAGGGAGGCGCTCGAGCCACATGGACGTCATACCCCTATGCCCTGAGCACCACCGAGGCAAGACGGGCCTACATGGCCTTGGAACCAAAGGCTTTGTCAAACACTACGGCTACAGCGAGGCTGATTTGCTGGACGACACCCAAGTTTTGTTAGATTTGGAGAAAAACAACAGAATTGTAAAATAATCATGTCAACCAGCATAAAACGTATTGCGTTGTATGTCTTGTAGTTAAACTACAATCCTCTAAACCAACAGCGAAAGTAAACCATGAAAAACGACCTCATCATCAGCACATTAGTTGACACCCTCGGCGACATCGACAAGCGCATCAAAGAACTGCAAGCCCACGAAAAGCAGATCAAAGACCAACTCAAGGACATGGCCACCCTGCCTGACGGCAAAAAAACCTACATTGGCCAAGCCTATGTGGCTACCATTTCCTCACGCACCAACTACGCAATTAACTTTGCTACGCTTGAGGCTGACACAGGCTTGACCGAAAAAGCCCTCAAGGCTTACAAAACCATCCCATCCACCTCGCTGGTGTGTGGCGTTGACGCTATCTAAGGAGAGACAGCATGCGAAAGTTGATTAACACCTACCGACGCCTGCCTACGCCCACAAATCGGCGTAGGTTGCAGGCATTCATTACCAAGTACCCTATGTCATGGGTGCTGGCAACAACACCCCAGCGCGATTTCTTGCGCTCCAATGAATTTACTTTTTCACTTTAAGGATCCACCATGGAACAAAAAGAATTTAACCGCCGCGTCAACCAAGATATTCAAACATTTCTCAAACAAGGCGTCGTCGTGATCAGGCCTGAAACAGAGCTTGATCATATGTTGCTGGATAACAACGTTATGCTTTGCAAGCATTGCGGCTTTGAACAGCAGATCAAGATGGGCGTAACCTCATTTAACGATCTTGACGAGACGTTTGACAAGTTTCAAAGCGTACACATGCATTGCGAAAAGCCCGTGGCCGCAAACACGCGCAAGCCCATTACTGAGCTTAATGAAATTGCCAAGCAGGCTTTGACCAACGCCGTGAATGACGGCTACCACTCAGGCTTTGACCACGGTTGTGACTACATCTTGCACGAAGCAGAATACTGGGTGCGCGACGACAAGGGCACCTTGGCTGAATTTGTGGTTTATTTAAAAGATTTTAAAAAAGGTTGAAACCTTGTCAACCGACTCGGTTTAACATGCGTTATAGTATGGTCTCAGGACAAAACAGTTAACTTTTCAACAACAGCGAAGGAATTTAAAATGTACCGTTACAGCAAATCTACCCCTTTCCAAGGCCACCGTTCAAACCAGCCTTTGACCAATGACCAAATTGCTTACTACGCCCCCAGCGTGGTGGCAGATGGTGCCCATGAGTCCCGTGGTGAGCGCTACACGTTCATCCCCACCATTGCAGTGATCGACGGCCTGCGCCGCGAGGGCTTCCAGCCCTTTGAGGTTCAGCAGACCCGTGTACGCGACATCAGCAAGCGTGAGCACACCAAGCACATGGTTCGCCTGCGCCACGCCGATGCCGCCGCCTCTGACGGTGAGGTGGGCGAGATCATCCTGCTCAACAGCCACGACGGTAGCTCCAGCTACCAGTTGTTGTCAGGCTTCTTCCGCTTTGTTTGCAACAACGGCCTGATTGCTGGTGACGTGACCAACGACATCCGCGTGCGCCACAGTGGCAACGTAGTGGATAACGTTATCGAGGGTGCCACACGTATCCTCGACGACCTGCAAATCGCCCAAGAGCGCTTGGACACGTTCAAGTCCATCGTCCTGTCTCCTGACGAGCAGACCTTGTTTGCTAACGCCGCTTTGTCTTTGCGCTGGGAGCAAGACCAAGCCCCTGTGACCGCTGACCGCGTGTTGATCCCCAACCGCTGGGATGACCGCAAGAATGACCTGTGGACGACGTTTAACCGCGTGCAAGAGTCCTTGGTCAAAGGTGGTGTACATGGACGCGCCAAGACTGGCCGCCGCCTCACCACACGCGCTGTGGCTGGCGTCAACGAGAACGTCAGGCTCAACCGTGCTTTGTGGTCGCTGGCTGACGGCATGGCTAACTTGAAGCAAAACGTCATTGACATTGAGGAGCTTGTTGCCGCATAAGTCAAGGTCAAAAGGTAGGGGGCTTTTGCCCCCTTACCTACTTATTGCCGAAAATATATTTATTTATTTGTAAACCAGCGTCAACCAATTCGGTTTAAAATGCGTTATAGTATGGTCTCAAGACAATTTAACAACCAACAGCGAACAAGGAGCGATATGACTACAGCAACAAATTTTCTCAGCGACATGGCTGATGACTTGGGTGCAATTTACGCATCTAAGCCCGTGGCCGCCGCAACCAGCGAAGTGACTTACTTCGAGCAAGCTTGCCCTAAGTGCAGGGGCACTGGCCGTTTTTCCTTTGGCTATATCAACGTTCAAAGTGGCGAGTGCTTTGCTTGCAAAGGCAAGGGCAAGCTCTCTTTCAAAACCTCACCTGCCACCCGCGCCAAGGCAAAGGCTGGCGCACAACGCCGCGTAACCGCCAAGGCTGATGCCCAAGCCACTAAAGCCGCTGAATGGAAAATTGCTAACCCTGCTGAAACAGCGTGGATGGAGTCCAGCGCAGAGCGCTTTGAGTTTGCCCGCGCTATGCTTGACGCTCTCACCAAATACGGCTCATTGACTGAAAAGCAGTTTGCTACAGTTCAGCGCCTGACCGTGCAGGACGTCGAGCGCAAAGCCAGCCGCGTTGTGGAGCAAGCCGCTCGCGCCACGTCAGCGCCTGTGGTGACCGTCGAGGCTATCGAGGTGGCATTCAACACCGCCAAGCAAGCTGGGGTTAAGCACCCCAAATTGCGCCTTGATACTTTTGTTTTCAGCCCCGCTGGCGAGGCAAGCGCAAACGCTGGTGCAATCTACATCAAAAACAAAGAAGATGGCGTGTACTTGGGCAAGGTCATGGGTGGCCGCCTCTTTACATCACGCGACTGCACCACAGAGGCGGCAGAGCGCATTGTGGCGGTCTCCAGCGACCCCAAGCAAGCCGCCATAGCCTACGGCATGAAATTTGGCGCTTGCGCCATCTGTGGCCGTCAATTGACTGACAGCGACAGCATTGCTCGCGGCATTGGCCCCATCTGCGCAGAATATTACAACTTTTAAGGAGATACGTATGACAAACAAAGACTACAAAGAGGGCTTTGATGGCGGCATCGACTTTGCCCTCACTTTTGTGGGCGAGGCCTACGGCACCAAGTTTGCCGACCTCAACGAGTTGGTTGAGTTCATTGAGCGCATAGAGCAGGCACTCAAAGCCGCTCAACGCGCTGTGCAGGAGGAATGATGAGCACTCAAAAAGTTATCGCCAGCACCTTGGGCATTGACCAAGCTGAATTGTCAGAGTACAGATACCAACCAACACGCACCAAGCAAGCCATTTACTCAATTGGAGATAGATACTTTGCTTGCGGGAAAAAGGCTCCAAAAGATGAAGTTGGACGGGACTGGATGGTTGAAAAAGACCAATTCTTTGCCAAGCTAAGCGGGACTGTCTTATGGTCATCTGCTCAATGCACTGCGCAGGAGGAAGTATGAGCACAATACCTTTGCACAAGAAGAATAAAAAGTAGTAAAATCAGGCACTGCAACCTACCTCGGAATAGGGATCATGCCTGAAACGTCAGCATCACAGCCAAGGGCCGCTAAGCCACGCAAGGTGGCCGTCTCCGCGCCCGCCAAAAAAACCCAAACGGTAAAACGCCCAAGAAACGTCAGCACATATGATCCCGATGTAGCAAGGGTGATATGCGAACAACTGAGTGAGGGAATACCGTTAAGACAGATATGCAGAGAGAACGATGGATTCCCCGCTTGGAGGACTGTCTACGATTGGATGGCGAAGGATGATTCTTTGGGCGCTGACGGTGTCGGGCTTTCTGCATCCATCGCACGTGCGCGAGACATTGGCTATGACGCCATCGCTGAGGAGTGCTTGCTGATTGCTGACACTCCCCAGTTTGGGCAGAAGCAGGTGATGAGTGATGAGGGCGCCACAACCACAATTGAGGACATGCTCGGACACCGCAAGCTTCAGATTGAGACCCGCCTGAAGTTGCTGGCTAAGTTCCACCCTACCAAATATGGCGACAAGCTGGGCTTGCATGGGGTGGAGGGCGCCGCCTCCATTAAGACCGAGGACACTGGCACAAGCCGCCTGTTCGAGTTGGTGCGCAATTTGGAGATGAAGACCCGTGCTGGATCTGCTTGACGCTGAGACGGCTAAGGAGTTCATGGCTCGCCCTGAGCTTGACAGGTTGGCGCACATCAAGCACTTGGAGTGGGTCGCAAAGGCCCACCCCTATCAGATCCCCCCTGATCTCGAGCAAGACTACACCGTGTGGCGCCTCCTCGCAGGCCGTGGAGCGGGCAAGAGCCACGCTGGGAGCCACGCCCTGTGGTGGTGGTGCTGGACGCACCCCAACTCACGCGGGCTCGTCCTAGCCCCCACCAGCAACGACGTCAAGTTCACCTGCTTCGAGGGAGTGTCAGGCCTAATTGCCAAC